GATCGCCTTCGTGAGTGCCTAAGTGATCGCCTTCGTGAGTGCCTGTGTGATCGCCTAAGTGATAGCCTTTGTGATCGCCTACGTGATTACCGAAGTGATTACCATCGTGATAGCCTTTGTGATTGCCTATGTGAGTGCCTGTGTGATCACCCCAGTGAGCGCCTTTGTGGAAGCCTTTGTGATTGCCGTAGTGATCGCCTTCGTGATTACCCACATGATCGCCTTTGTGATCGCCTTCGTGATAGCCTATGATATCCGCGTTTAGTCTTGATACATACCACTCACCGTTTGCGTGTTGTTTAGTTTCAACACACTTATCTATAAACTCTTCTTTAGTCATTATCTTTATCCCTTAGCGTTTCGTTTTCAAAGACTACTACTTGTGTTAGACGGGCTAAGTACCACTGACATTTCTGTAGGTCTTCTACCTGCTTGCCTTTGTAGTCATAGCGCCACAAATACTTCATAGCATTACCCTTGAGGTAGCCTTTGTATGCAACACTGGACATAGACTCCTCTATTGCCTCAATACACTCTATGTTGCCTGTGTTGTAGTGGTCAGGCTTGTTGACTACATCGTCTTCTTGATACTCCGCAGCCTCTTTTTCTGCGGGTTCCAACCAAGGCTCTAACGTGTGAGACCACTTGCTTTGCCCACGGAACGCTTTGTCCCACATCTCTGGTGTTACATCATTCAATTTGGTCATCTTGCTCAAACTCCTCTGCTATCTTGTCAAAGTTTTTAAGTATTCTATCCTCAAAAGCATCCACTAAATCTGACGTACTGATTGACAACATCTCACATATCAACTCTTCGTCTAGCGTAGCTATCACTCGTTCTTTAAGTTCCTCTAAGGTTATAGGCATGGTAGCTTCTTCCCTTTAATATACTTGGTCATTTCCTTTGAAGTGTCTATTGTGTAATGCTTAAAGCCTTCCTTCTCACACCACTCCCCCATTGTCATCTTGCCTCCCTTGCGTACCCGCTTGCTTGGGTTAGACAAGACAAAGATAATCTCCCACTCAGGCATGGAGTCTCTAATAGCCTTGTACTTCTGTGTATCACCTACTCTGAAGAAGCCCTTGCACTCTATCAGTACTGCCTTGTCTTCGTGTACGAAGTCCGGTAGGTACTTCCTGTGTGTGGTATAGGGCAGACCGTAAGGTTCAAACAAGTACTGCCCGTCTAGCTTCTCTGATAACTTCTTCTCTAACCCTGATCTAAAAGCCTGTTTCATCGAAAGTAATCTCCCTTACTTTTGGCTCGTTGATTACGGTACATAAATACTTTGGCCCGTATGCGTAGTTGAAGACTCTTAAATCTGGGTAGCAATGGTCTTTGAATTGACAGTACGAGCAACCAATAGCAAGCTTTAAGTTTCCTGACTTGCCGTCCGGTACGGGTTGATAACACAGTGCGTCCGGTTCTAGCTGCTCTACTAGCTTTTTTACATGGGCCACCCTCTCAGTAATGGGTTGTTTTAATATGTCATACACTGGTGCTTCTGTGTCAGCTAAGTCATACTTGAGGTAGGTCAGGTGTCCGTTGGCCTTGTCCATTGCTAACCAACCGAACTCTGTTACACCCTCTGAGTAAGCGTATGCTTTGATCTGATCAATGTAACCGAACGGATCATCAAAGGCTAACGTGCCTTCCTTAAACTTCTTGAACCCAAAGCTACTTGCTGACTTGACATCAGTAACAACACCGTCAATCTTACAGTCCATGTGTCCTACGATACCGTCTACTTTGCACACCTTCTGTTCGTCAGTCACGCTGTGTCCTGCCATACGTGTGAGGAACAACAACATCTCTTCAATCAAGTGACCATACATAAACTTAACGTAGGTATGTGGCTGTAACTCTTCACCGTCAGTCCCATTGAAGTGGTTCCATAAGTACTTGTCGGTGCGGCCAATGTTACTGAGGCGTAGCCTCCGGTTATCCTCTCGCTTCTTCCGACCAAACTCTGTACGCATCAGGGCTTTAACACCCTCACCGAACCTCTCAATCTCTGCCTCTACGTCCACAGATGGGTCAGCGTCCTTGCTTTCCATCAGTGCGTAGATGTCAGCGACTACACTATCCGTTTGCTTGTTCATGTAAAACCTCTACCGCTTGACTAGGTGTACAAAGGAACCACTCATTCCTTCTCTCATACTTCTGTTCCAACAGCTTGTGTGCTTCAGCTTCAGACTTCCTTCTGTTGTCTGTAGTATACCAATAGTATAACACATAATCTCTGAAAGGGGAAGAGGTTTGATAACTTTTTAACCTATCCTCTGCATCAATAGCCATGCCTACCTTAACCCAACCGCCCCATGCCTTGTTAGCTATCACATACACTGAGCCTTCTGCGCTGTCTGTGTAGTTCTCTAAGGAACTAAAGGCTGCTTCCTCAAACCCCCTGTAACGTCCTGCTTTGTATAGCGGATGTGTCTTCTTAACTTCAGTACCATTAACCCACATCCTTTTAGCGTCTCTTGCCTGTACTGCTTCCTTGTTGTCTTTGTAGTACTTACCCTTAGTGGGTATCTGCCCAACTATCTCCAACCTTGTATTCCCCTGCGAGGGGGCAGTTGAGGTTGTAAAAAGTTCCTGCTGCTTGGATGCAGCTTGTGGCAAGCCTTCCGAAAACCTCTGCCTTCTCTTCTCTGACCTCTGTCTGGATTTCATCGTGAATGTTCCCTATAAAGTTATAGTCAATGCCCCATATCGTAGCGTACTCCTCCAGTAAACACAATGCTTTCTTCATAACAATTGCACCGGCTGACTGAAGAAGGCTATTTAATGCCGCGTGTTCTGATCGTATGGACACCCTTCTCCTATCCAGTCCATAAACATAGCCTCTTGAAGCCGCCAACCCAACTCGTACTCGTAGCTTTCCAAGAGCAGGCGTGTTTGCAAGGAACTTTTCTTTAAGTCTCGCACCATCACGCCTAGTTCCTCCAACGATACTTCCGATTTTTGAGTCTCCTGCCCCATAAAGGAAAGCGTAGATGAAAGTCTTAGCTTGATCTCTAGTGTCAAGGCCCGAAGCCAACTGATTTGCTGTGTGTATATCTCCCGTGAGTATTTCATTAGTGTATCCCTCGTCATTCATGTAGTGTGCCAACATTCTAAGCTCAAGACCTGAAGCATCCATACCTACTAGCTTGTAACCCTTCGGTACTGTCCACACATCACGACACTGCTTGCCGTAGGGTGAGTAGACTGCCGGAACCTGCCCCATGTTGGGACTTGAGTGTGTCATACGGCCTGTCACAGCACCGTTAGGGTTAACGTACCCATGTACTCTACCGTCATCTTTGACTGCCTCTAACCAACTCTGTACCTGCGCGATACGCTTTTGGATCATCAGGTACTCGCCAATCAGTGTAGCCTCTGGTATTCCTTTCACTTCCTTCAGCACCGCCTCGTCTACGATGGCCTGTCCTGTCTCAGTGAACGTCTTGGGTTTCCAACCGAAGTACTCTAGGTGTCTGCCTATCTGCTGTCGTGAGCCTAGGTTAAACACGGGCCAATCAATGCGACTGAATGGTGCTACCGCTGTGACCCACTGCTCTCCTAGGAACTTGAGTCCGACAACAGAGAACGCACCATCTTTCTTAACTTTTGGTGTAACTTGTTTGATAAATGTCGGTAGTGGTTTAAAAGTTTCATGTACCTTGTCTTCAAGTTCATACTTCTTCTCCTTGAGTTCCGCTAATAAAAGGAATGCCTTCTCTTGATCTAAGAGCCATCCTGTGTTGATCTGAGCATTAATAATAGTCTGTACTTGATGCTCAAGTTCAATGCTTTCACTTCCAAAATCTGTAAGCTCAAGAAGTAATCTCTTGTACACCAAGACATTAACTCTAACGTCCTGTATACAGTACTCCACCATCTCCTTTGAATACGTAGTAAAATCATTGAAGTCTCCCTTATGTTGTCCTAATGTTTTGCCCCAACTCTCCAGTGAGTGTCCACCTTCGCGTGATGGGTTAGCTAATCTTGACATGACTAGAGTGTCGGTGATCTTACACTTGCTAAAGTCTGCACCCAACAGTTTCTCTAATACAGGTATGTCATAACCTATGATGTTGTGGCCTATCAGTTCACATTCGCCCTCTGCATCTAACCAATCCTGAAACCTGCCTCTCTTGAGGCACTCCTGATGTATCTGATACACCTTGAGACACTCCTGATGTAGCTGATACATGGTATCTTCGTTCTTTAGCTCATGGATACATACACAAAACACTGTGTCTGGGTCAAACCCATTGGCTTCTATGTCAAATACAAACTGTTTCATCACTAGAACTCCGCTTCATCACCTGTAGGACAACTGGTTTCTATCATTCGACCAGACTCCTTATCATAATACAGGTAACAGGCAGGCCCTGTCAACCCCACGAACCTATTTTTTAACACACGGACACAGGTTGTGTTGCGTGTCGTAGGGTCGGCATGCTGTTGATCACGCTCTAAACCAATAACAATATCACTAAGCTGTGCGATTGCTGCACTGCCGCGTAGCTCCCCTAGGCTGATCTTACCGCCATCTTCATGCGCCTTAGAGCCACTAGGTCTGCGTAGGTGTGACACTAGGAATAGCCCTACACCTGTCTCCTGAACTAGCTTCCTAAGATTTGTCATAATACTGTCAATAGCTTTACGCTCATCACCATTGTCCTGATCGCTCACCACAATACTGAGGTGATCTAGGATGATCCACTTGCAGTCCAGACCTTTAGCCATGTATCGTATACGGCCTAACAGGTTGTCCTCGCTTGTGCTACCCCAGTGATCGAACATATAGATACGTCCTGCCCCTAACGTCCTGTCCCAGTATCCTTTCTTCTCTTCCTGTGTCACTGTCTTGTCAAGGTGTAGCTGCTTGTTGGCCTCGATTGACATGATACCTAGTGCTGTCTTGGGGATGTCCTCTTCCAGTGCTAGGATACCTATGTTGTCTTTCGTTGCTCCCAACAGGTAATGCTCTAGCTCCCTGACGATCTGTGACTTTCCCATGCCTGACCCTGATGTGATCGTGACTAGCTCCTTGCGTCTAAAGCCATGCGTGTACTCGTTGAGGCAAGACCAAGGGTAGTCTATTGACTTGACATCGGACTGCTTGATGATCATGTCCCATGTCTCATTGCCTGCTACAATACCGTCAGGCTGATATGCTTTAGCGTTCCACCACTCCTTAACAAAGTCCTGCACCTTACGGGCTGAGAGCATATCACCTGCATCCTTCATAGGTAGCGTGACGTTCTTAGCCTTGTTGGGGGTGAACAGATCAAGCACTGATCGTGCCGCCTCCTGTCCTGCCTTGTCGTTGTCAAAGCATACGACTACGTGGTCAAAGGTCTCTAGCCATTCGAGACTGGCTTTGATGTCTTTGGCTGCTCCTGCTGCTCCTGATCTAATGCTAACGGCAGGCCATTTCCCATCAAACATTTCGTTGACAGCCATTGCGTCCGCCTCGCCTTCTGTGACCGTGATGTACTTGCCGCCACCCTTGAACGCCTGCTGCCCGAAGAGACCCGCATTATCAAAACCTCCTGTTGCATAGAATTGTTTGTTCTCTACTATCCGCACCTTTGTGCCTATCGCTGTGCCTGTGTCCTTGTCGAAGTAGGGATAGTGGTGCTTGGTTATCTTACCATCCGTCCCATACTCAACCGTGACACCATAACGCTTGGCTGTCTCTTGATTGATACGCCTGTCGGGTATCGCTGCCACTACTCCGGTCATCTCTAATAGCCTCGTTGGTTTACGTTGAACTG